GAAAACTTTAGGAAACATTTTCAAGTACCTGAAGATAGATGTACTGTAATTAAAAATGCAATTGATTATGATGAGCTACAGTTAAAAACAGATTTTTACCCCAAAACCTAAAGTTAAATTGTGTTACATTTCTACACCGTGGAGAGGGTTAGAAATAGCTTTAGCTGCTATGGATGCAATTAAAGATCCTGATATAACTTTAGATGTTTATTCTAGTACAAAAATTTATGGTAAATCATTTGAGCAAAGTAATGATGATCAATATAAACCATTATATGAAAAAGCTAGATCTTTACCTAATGTAAATTACATGGGTTATTGTGACCATAAAACTTTAATGACTAAGTTAAAAGATTATGATGTCAATTGTTTCCCTAGTATCTGGGAAGAAACATTTTGTATCTCTGCTATGGAATCGTTAGCAGCGGGTCAGATTTTAATAACCACGGACCTCGGCGCAATACCAGAAACATGCTGCGAGTTTCCAATTTATATACCCTATACTCAAAACAAACCTAAATTATCAATACAATTAGCTGAATGTATTTTAAGAACAAAAGATATTTTAAAACAAGATTTAAGTAACGGACTTAAATTCCAACAAGAATATTATAAAAGATTTTATGATTGGAAATATATAGCAGGACATTGGGAAAACTTTTTGAAAGGAGCTATAAGTGTCAAAAGAAATAAATAAAAACCATCTAATGGTTTGCACACCTGTGCATTCAGACGTATCCATTCATTTTATGAGAGCTTGTTTAGACTTACAAAAAGAATGTATTTTAAATAAAACTAAAGTAACATTTCAATTGATGAAGTCTTCACTTGTAACACAAGGAAGAAACTTACTTGCTTCTTCTTTCTTAAATTCAGATGCAGATCAAATGTTATTTATAGATTCTGATATAGAGTTTTCTACTAGATCTGTTTATAGATTATTTAATTGTAAGCATGAGATAAGTTTAATCCCTTACCCAATGAAACAGAAAACCGATAGTAAATTTAGACAAGATTTTGAAGCTAGACCTGATGATGATATAAAAACCATGGGAATGTTATTCCCTATTGAGTTACCAGATACTAAAAACATTACTCCTGTAGACGGTTTTATTGAAGTTAAAAAAGGACCAACAGGTATGATGATGATTAAAAGATCTGCATTTAATAAGCTTATTGAGCATTATAAAGAGTTAATAATAAAACAAAAAACTATGATGAACGGTGAGTTGGTAGACAGACCAAATTACTTTAACTTTTTTGATACTTATTGGAGTCCAAAAGATAAAACTTATATGGGTGAAGACTTCTTTTTCTGTAAGCTTTGGACATCTATTCATCAGAAAATTTAACGCCTTAGTTGATGAAGAAATAAGCCATATTGGAGAACATCATTACACAGGTAAAGTTAAAGATGAGTTCTATAAAATCGGGTGATATTGAAGAATAGCCTTATATAAGTTAAAATAGCATAATAACTGTAAAAAATTATTATGGATCCATTTACAATAGCACTAGCAACCTTCGGCATTCAAAAGCTTAGAGGTAAATCTACAAAAAGATCATTAAGAGACGCTGCAATAGCAGGCGGTATAGGACAAGTTGCAGGTATGGCAGGCTTTGGTTCTACAATGGGGCCTAACATGGGTTCTTTTGCACCAACAGCATTTGGTAACACAGGTAATTTTATAGGTAGACAAGCTGCGATAGAAGCAGGTGCAGGACAAGTAGCACAACAAACATTAGGTTCACAAGCATCTCAAGCCGCTGGTGGAATATATGATATGGGTAAAATTTAATTGGTCAACCTGATAAATATAATAAGGCGGGTACAGAAATTTTAACAGAGGGTTCGGTTTAGAGGTTTATCTACAGGTGCACAATTAGGACTAGGTCTTGGAGCATCAACATTATTAGCGGGTGAAGATGAGCCGGTTAAGCCACCTGAAGGAACTAGACAAGAAGATTATGATGCAGCTAAAGTAAAAGCAGATGAGCAGTTACAGGGTATTTTAAATAAATATGATTACGAAGCAGATGCTGCAGGCGTTAACCAAACTCAATCTCCATACAACTATACTGATAATTCTTTGTATTCTTTTAGCAAAGGTGGAATTGCAGAAATAAAAGATTTAATAAAGGGGGTATAAATTATTTACCTTCTATGACAGATCACGACAAGAACGACGAAGGCAACTACATTAGAGCAATGGGTTATGTAGAAGACGGTTCAGGTAATGGTGATAAAGACGAAGATACTATGTTAGCTCAGCTAGCAGATGGAGAATTTGTATCTCGTGCAGATGCAATATTAGGTGCAGGTATTATCGAAGGTGGTGATCCTAGCAGTTATAAAGACATGAGAAAAAAGGAGCAGCTTTCTTTTATGGTCAACAAGCTAGATTTAAAAGAGTATTTGATTTACTAGATGCAGCTAGAAAAGAAAAAATTAAAAAAGAAGTCGCTGTATTACACATCGACTCTAAAAAACTTGATGAGTACTGGTCACTTGTTGAGTTCATGTTAAGAGAAGGTCTTAAACACGATGGCGAACCCATGAGTATTGAAGATCTTAAAGAAGGAATTAAAGAAGGAGCCTTTCAATTGTTTACGATGTTTGGTTCTGATGACGGAATACGATACAAGGTGTTTGGGGTATTTGTAACAAGAATAATGATACTTCCAAATTATAAACAGTGTGAAGTTATTTTGTTAAAAGGAGAAAAAGAGAATTATGGCAAGACGAAGCTGCAGACACTATAGAGGATTTAGCGATATCAGAAGGTTGCAAAAAGATAGCAGTGCATGCAAGACCGGGTTGGCAACAGTTTTTAAAAGGTAAACAATGGCAAGTAAAAAGATATTTATACACAAAGGAGTTAAAATAATATGAGTTTTATGTTTGGCGGCGGCGGCGGTGGCGGTGGATCCTCTTCAGGGACACAAGTATCAATAGCTAGAGAAGCACCAGAAGTAGAAAGCAGAAAGCTTGCTCTTTATGACCAGGCAGCAAAACTTGCATCTACTCCGGTAGGTATTCCAGGTTTTCAAGTTGCAGGACCTAGTGGTTTACAACAAACAGGTTTTCAACAAGCAGGTACAACAGGTGTTGGAGCACCTACTACAGCTGCAGGAATAGGTTCAGTACTACAATCAACAGCAGGACCTAACATTAATCAATTTTTAAATCCTTATCAATCATACGTGACAGATGAAATTGGTAGACAAGGTCAAATGGCACAAAATCAACTATCAGCTAATGCAGTTAATGCAGGAGCGTTTGGTGGAGGCCGTGAAGGTGTGCAACAAGCAGAATTACAAAGAGCAACTCAAGCAAACATTGGTCAATCAATGGCTGGAGGATTTAACACTGCGCTAGGTGCAGGGATGCAACAACAAGGTTTACAACAACAAGCAGGTCAATTATTAGGAGCTTTAGGTGGTCAACAACAAGCAATGCAACAAGCAGATATTGCTAGTCTATTACAAGCCGGTGGAGTACAGCAACAGCTAGGACAGCAAGCATTAGATGCATCAAGAGCAAGTACAATGGCGCAGTCTTATGAACCTTATCAAAGACTAGAGTTCTTAAAAGGAATCATGACTAATATGCCAACATCACAGTCTGCCGTTACAGCGACCACGGCACCAGGAACTAATCCATTAGCGCAAGCAGCAGGTACAGGAATAGGTGCATATGCTGCCTATAACATGGCAAATAGGAGATAACACATGCCTTTATTTATTCCACCAGCATTGATGGGAATAGGCGCTACTCTTGCAAGAGTAGGTCCCGCAGCGGCTAAAGGTTACAGAACTCTTAAAGGTATTAGAGCAGCTCGTGCAGCATCAGGTGCTAAAATGGGTTATCAAAAAGCTTTAGGGACTTCAGGTGCAGGCTTAGGGACAGGAACATCAGGTACAGGTTTACAAGGTTTAATGGCTAGAGGAGCTAAAAGGTTTCCAGGAGCTACAGGATCTACGGAACTTGGTACAGGTGTTTTACTTGGTGGAGAAGGTGTTGGGGATATTGTAACAGGTACTAGAGAAGGAGATTTCGGTCAGATTGCTTCAGGTATTGGTCAACTAGCTTTAGGTACACCATTAGCATCAAGAGGTTTAAGACTTACAGGTGCACAAAGAACATTAAAAAGTAAGTTTCCACAAACATCAGCAGCAATGCAATCAACAGGAAAAGAATTTACAAAAAGAATACCAAAAGGAACTACAGCAGTAGGTCTAGGGGGTATTGGAACAGGTTTAGTTTTAGGAGATGAAGCACCAGCAGAAGAAAAAGTTTTAGGTGAACCAGTTCCATTTACAGTAAAAGATGTATTAAGAAGTGTACAACAGGATAAAAACAATCTTGGTAAACCTACAGTTATCGATGGACAAGAAGTAATTATTGGATCACCAAGTTACAAAAAATTGCACAAATGAAATTAGACGAAGCTTATAAAAATGAGCAAGTAGCAAAAACAACACCTACAGCTACAGCAGATCAAATAGCAGATGTATTTACATTTGATAAAAATGTAACAGGCGGGGCTAATGTAACTAATGAAGCAGAGTTACCAAAAGTTTCAAGAGTAACAGATTTAGATGAAGATGAGATAAAGTTTATGGCTAAGCAACAAGAGGATAATGTTAAGAAAGGCGCCATTATTAAAAAGAAAATGGCAGCTAGTAAAGATGCTGATGAGTTTAATGCATTCTACGATAGAATTACAAACTTAACTGGTGGTAATGATCAAACAAGTAATCTTTTACTTATGAAATTTGCTACAGGTTTAATGTCAGGTAAAACTTCTAGAGATGGTGTTAGAGGGTTTTTAGACGTTGCAGGTCAATCAGGAGCGGGAGTTACTGATACAGCGTTAGCTTTATTTAGTAAAGAACAAGATAGAAGAAAAGATTTAGCAGTATCATTTTTAAAAGCAAAAGAAAACAAAAGACAGATGGAATAATTAAAGCAGATAAAACAAGACAAACAGTTGTTATCAGAGATCCAAGTTTACCTTTTGGTGCAAGAACAGTAGAAAAAGGAATAGATAAAGAAACAGGTTTAGATATTATGTTTGTACCAACTGCAGATGGGACGGGAACACAAGCTGTTCCAATGAAGTATACAGAATATACAACAGTTAAAAAATCACCTGCAAGATTAGATAAAATGAGAAAACAATTATCTAGTATTGAACAAGGTTTTAAATTTACTCAAATAGTAGACTCCTTACCTAAAGAAGCATTTGGTTTAACCGCTAAAGGTAAATTAGGTTTTGAAAAAGTTACAGGAGCTATAGGGGATGTATTTGAATTAGCAGGTATCGGTGACATTGGAACTGCAAGTACAAGTGCTGATGCTGAAATAGTTGATTTAATTACATCAGATAAATTAGATGATGCTGGAAATGTTGTAGCAAGTACTGAAAAAGAAAGAAAACAAACACAAAATGTTGTAGATGACTATAAAAAAGAAATAAGATCTATTACTGATGGGGCTAAAACAACTGATGGTGAATTAGATAATATTACAAGAGCAAGACTAATTGAAGTTAGAATGAAATATATTCTTGCAAACGCTAACAAAACTGAAGATAGATTAACTAGAGCTGACGTACAAGATGCGGAACAAGCTACAAGAATTATGGGTGTATTTACAGGTGAAAAAGAAGTTAGATCATCTTACAGAAATTTATCTAAAGACTTAGAAGCACAGTTTTTAAGACTATCTAAAAACTACATGGAAGCCGGTGGTAATGAAGATTTCTTATTAAGTTTCACACAAATGCCTTATATTAGAAAAATTTATGCAGATAGAAATAGTGCGCAAGCTACTGCAAACGTACAAGCAAACCAAGAGGACGTACTTGGGAGTATTCAGTAATGGCTACACTACAAGAATTACAACAAAGATTAGATGAAAAAACATTTGATCCTTCAGCGTTAAACAACGATCAAAGAGCAGCAGTTGATTTAGCTTTAGAATCTGGCCAACTTAAAGGTTACACAAATGTAGCTGAAGTAGAAAAAGAAAGAAATCTTGGTGCAAAATTAATAGCAAGAGAAAAAACTAAAAAAGCAGATCCCTTTAAAACAGCAACAGAAGGTATCTTTCCGTTTACAGGTGAAGGTGTTGAAAGATCTGATTTAGAATTAATAGGAGACGTAGCAGGTAGTGGAGCTGTTTACCTTAACGACATGCCTAAAATAGTTAGTGCATTTACTAAAGACCCAAGTGCTACTTATGCAGCAGACAAACTAAGAGCAGCGTCTATAAATTTTGACAAATACGAAAAAGCTTTAGGCAAATTACCAGTTGTAAAAAACTTTAAAATGTTAGGTAGTGTTGCAAGAGCATTTGGAAGAGTTGCTGATGGTTTTAGAACAGTATCAAAAGCACCTTCACAATTATTAATTACGGAAGCAAAATCTCAATTAGCAGGTGCAGGGGGCGCAGGAGCAGGTTCAGTCTTATATGACATGGCTAATGTTGCAACTGATTTTAATGTAGCAGCTAATAATGATTTAGGTGAGATTTCAGATAATGATGTTAAAAAATTACCTTATGCTCAACAAGTGTTACTTCATTCTGTAGAAGCAATGCGTAATGCAGCTTTTTTTAATTAGCAGGATCTTCTTTAGCTCCTATATTAGGTGCAACATTAAAAGGAACTAAAGGTATTTTAGGTTAGGTAAAGAATCTAAAAACGCTAACGGAAGCAGCTCAAAGAAGAGGAATAAAATTGAGTGCATCAACTGTAGCACAAACAGAAAAGTTTGGTGGTAAAATTGTACAAGGCTTTGAAAAAAGTGTTTGGTGTATTTCCATTTGCTAATATCTTTGCAAAAAAAACAAAGAGCAAGCAAGTTGAAAAAACAATTATTTAACAAGATTTTTAGATGAAGTGATAGCTAAAGCACCCTTAGAACAAGTAGGTATGTTGCAGTATCAATTCTTACCAGCAATGCAAAAAAACTTTTTAGATTATAATAAAACTATTCAAACACAGTTTAAAATGGTGGATACAATAGCGGATGGTATGAACAATCCTAAATTTATACCTACTACTAAAGTTAAACAAGTAGCTTCTGACTTTATGAAAAGGTTTGAAGAAACTTTGCCTGACTCTTTTTTAGGTAAATCAACTGATGATAGAGGTATTACAGAGTACACAGCTACAAAAATGAAAGAATCTGGTTTCGATGATTCTCTTATAGAAGTTATAAGTAAAATTAGATCTATTGATGATCAAATAACACCAAGAGAATATCAAGGGTTAATGAAAGTATTAACAGGTAATTTAGCTATAACTAGAATGAGAGACCCCTCTCAAATAGCATACTCTTTAAGAACTGGTTTTAAGGAAGACTTTAACAAAGTAGCTGATCCAAATAATATTCAAGGTTATTTAGCAAGTGCAAATTTCAAACAACAATATGATGACCTTTTAAACTCAACAGGAAAAGAAGCTGCTGATGAATTTGCTATGAAAATACAAAAAGGTATGGGTGATTTTGGTGTACAACTAGAATCTGCTAATAGATATTTTAGTACAATTGTAGGGGCTTTTAATAAACCTACTGCAAGAAAAATTGTAAATAGCTCAGCTAATATTTTTTCTGTAAAAGGAATGTTAAATAATTTACCGGTTAAAGTATCTGGTGACCAAATGTGGAATAAAGTTTTGAGTCAAGAATTTTCTAAAGGTTCAGCTGATGGTATTAAAGAATTAAGATTTTTATTTGGTGCAAACAACCCTAACTTTAAAGAAGGTAATGAGTTATTTAATAGAGCAAGATCAAGATACATTTGGGATTCATTTATGAAATCATTTGAAAAACAACCTAATCTTGCTGGAAAAACTATAGCCGACAGATTAGCGGACGCAGAAAGACTTGGTGCTGTAAACTATAAAAATTACGATGAGATATTTGATACAGCGGGAACAAAAGAATTAGAACAAGTTACAAGAATAGATCCTGTGATTGCACAAAAAATATAAAAATTGGTGAAGTGGGATAGTAACTGTAATTTAAAGTAAATTAAACGGGACCGGGGAAGCGTAGGGTAAACTTTAATAAATTTAAAAATAAATACTTCTAGTGAAGGAGACTTAAACGTTAATCACTCTACTACTTCCGGTATTGCTGATACAGCTACTACTTGGGATGGTGAAACAAGTCAGGCTGATTTGAATGTTAATAGTAGTGATTATTGGGATTCTTTAAACACTCCTAGTGATATTGGAAGTGATGATATCACTGATGATGGAACTTGGATAGTTGTAGGTGATGAAGCTAATCTTAATGTTAACTCTAGTGATTACTGGGATGACCTTGGTTCACCTAGCGATATAAACGCAGGGGATATTACTGATGATGGTACTTATTATAATACAACTGCTAATATTAATGCTACAGGTTATAGTGTTACAGCTGATAACTTTTATGGTAGTTATGATTGGACTAGTGGTGATACTTGGAACACTTTTGATGGTACAGAACTATTGTTTAATGAATCCAAATTGGAAGTTAATTATTTAATGCTAGTTCTGTTGATGTCGTAACTGGTACTGGGACAGGGAATTTTGGCAGATATTCAAACGTATAATGGTGTTCCTTATAATGTAACCGAACAAATTACTGATTATGAATTAATAGTCAATTTTACTGGTGTTACAG